GCCGGTACACCAGCAAACGATAATGGTGTAAAGGTAATAGTCTTTGGTTTGGATGAAGATTACAACGAAGTTAATCAGGAAGTAACTCTTGCTGGTGCTGGTACAGCTACAACTACACAGACATTTCTTCGTGTCTTTCGTGCCTATGTCAGCGGATCACAAGCACCTACTGGCAACTTGAACATTACCAACGGTGGGACGACATATGCTCGTATTAGTCTTGGTGAGAATCAGACGCTGATGGCTCTGTGGACTGTTCCTGCTGGGTACACAGGATTTTTAGATCATGTCAACATTGCTACTGGTACGACTAACTCTAACCAGTACGTTACTGCTCAAATTGTCCAACGTACACAGGGCGGTGTGTTTCGAGTTATGATGAAACAGACCCTTGGTTCAGGCGGTGTTGCAGATTTTCTTATAGGTTATCCGATTGCGGTATCTGAAAAAACAGACCTAGAAGTACGGGCAGAATCTTCTGGCGCTAATAACTTAATTTCTGCAAACTTTTCTATGGTGTATATTAAAAATGAGGATACATAATGGCTGTATCTGGAACATATAATTTTAATCTTGATATAGATGAAGTTATTCAAGAAGCTACTGAAATGATTGGTGGTGAAAGCACTCTTGGTCAAGAGGCTGCTTCTGCACGTCGATCCATTAATCTTATGCTAAAAGATTGGCAGAACAGAGGTATTCTTCTTTGGACTACTTCTGTATCTTCTCAAACTGTGACAGCAAGTGTAACTTCTTATAGTTTATCTGCTTCAACTATTGATACACTTGAAGTTGTTTTAAGCAGAGATAATACTGATACTAGGCTTGAAAGAATTACTTCTGAAGAATATTTACTTATTCCTAATAAGACTCAAACTGGTAGGCCAAGTCAATATTCTATTCGTAGAGAAAGAGACAATCCTGTTTTATCTTTGTGGCCTTTACCTGATAATTCTACAGATGTTTTAAAAATGGAAATTGTCAGCGAAACTCAAGATACAAATAAATCAGCTATTCAAAATGCTGATGTGCCTAAAAGATTTTTGCCTTGTTTGACTATGGGACTAGCTTATTATATGTCCTTAAAAAGACCTTTGGTTCAAGAAGGGCGTATTTCTTTGTTAAAAGCTAACTATGAAGAACTACTTGCAAGAGCTATGGAAGAAGATAGACAAAGAGCTTCTATGCATTTGGTTCCTAGATTAAGGTATGTTTAATGGCAAGTACTAAAAATGCTATTGCTATGTGTGATATATGTGGGTTTGTTTATCCGCATAGACAAATGAGAATGAATAGTTATGGAATGTTGGTATGTCCAGAAGACTTTGAAGGTCAGTATGATTTAAAAAATCATCCTCAAAATTCTGTTCCTGATGTTAGAGACAATCCTGCTATTTTAAATCCAAGACCCGATGTTGGTGGTAGAAACCTAACCTGGGATCAAGCTACTGTAGCATATAACTTAACAACACAATATTGGCAGACGATATGACAAATTTAACTGGAAAACTTATATCAAATACTTATAAGCAGGTTATGCTTGTAAGTGGTGCTGTTTCAAATACTGGAGTAGAAACTTCTCTTAAACCAGTACAGACTGGTGATGGCGCAAAAAGCGCACTTGAAATTGCAACAAGTGTAGTAAAAGTAAGAGATGTTTTAAATGTTGCTGGTATAGTTTCTGCAACTGGAAATATTCATTCAGATCAAAGAGTATGTGCTTCAGCATTTTATGGTGATGGTTCTAATATTACTGGTGTAACTGCTACTATTGCAGGAAACATTTCTGTTAGCAATGCTGTTGTAGGTGGTAATCTGCAAGTATCTGGTACTGCTACTGTAGTAGGTGCAACACACCTTCAATCTTCTTTATCTGTAGCTGGTGCTGCACAGTTTGGTTCTACTGTAACTGTATCAGGACCAACGCAACTTCAAAGTAGTGTTACTATTCTTGGAAGTACTCATATTAAAGGAGACGTATCTGTTTCTGGTAGAGTAGACATGGCTAACAATGTTTCTATTGGTGGCGGTCTTTCTGTAGCTGGAGCTTTAAATGTAGCAACAAGTTCAAACATCACTGGCGATCTTGCTATTGGTGGTAAGGTATTTGTTTCTACAGATGCTTGTATTGAACGTAATTTGTTTGTAAGAGGCACGGCTGATTTTTATAATAGTGTTTCAGTAAGTGGTAATGTAAATGTAGATGGTAATGTAACTGCTGCATTTTTTTACGGTGATGGTTCAAACCTAACCAATGTAGAAGCTGAACTAGGTACAGCAACAAATATTTCAGTTGTTGGTTTTATTCATGCTGGTGGAAGTGTTTCTGTTAGCGGTCCATTTAATGTTGTAGGACTTGCAACCTTTCAAAACAATGTATCAGTATCTGGTAATGTAAATGTTGTTGGAACTGTAACTGTTGTAAATGCAGCTACGTTTAAAGATGCAGTATCTGTAAGTGGGAATATTGATACGGCAAGCAATGTTTCTGTTGGTGGTACATTTTTAGCTACTGGAGCGGGTACATTTGCATCTACTGTTACCGTGTCCGGCGCAGGTACATTTAAAAGTGCTGTATCAGTAAGTGGTAATGCAGATATACTTGGTAATGTTTCCATTGGTGGTAACGTAACTATTAAAGGTGATGTGCATGTTAGCAGCAAAGTTTGTGCTTCAGCATTTTATGGCGACGGTTCCAATCTAACAAACGTAGGTATATCAGGAAACGTATCAGTAACTAATTTAACAGTAGGCGGCAATCTGTATGTTAGTGGTACAACTACAATTGTTGGTGCTGCATTATTTAACAGCACTGTTACTGTATCAGGTAATGGTACATTTAAAAGTGGTGTATCAATCACTGGAAACTTAGATACTGCTGGAAATGTTTCAGTGGGTGGCACATTACTAGCTACAGGTGCTGGTACATTTGCTTCAACAGTTACTGTTTCTGGTGCTGCTACATTTAAAAGTCCTGTATCTGTTAGTAGTAATCTAGATGTTTTTGGTAATGTTTCGATTGGTGGTAATGTAACTATTAAAGGCGATGTACATGTAAGTAGTAAAGTTTGTGCATCTGCTTTTTATGGAGATGGTTCTAATCTAACCAATGTAGCTATAACAGGTAATGTATCAGTAACTAATTTAACAGTTGGTGGTAATTTATATGTTAGCGGAACTGCCACTATTGTAGGCGCAGCTTTATTTAATAGTACTGTTACTGTGTCAGGTAATGGTACATTCAAAAGCGCAGTATCTGTAAGTGGGAATATTGACACTGCTGGTAATGTATCAGTAGGCGGGGCGTTGTTAGCTACTGGAGCGGGTACGTTTGCATCTACTGTAACGGTATCAGGTGCTGGTACATTTAAAAGCGGTGTTTCGATTACCGGAAATATACAAGCAAGTGGTAATGTTTCTATTGGCGGGAATGTAACTGTCAAGGGAGATGTACACGTAAGCAGTAAGGTATGTGCTTCAGCATTTTACGGGGATGGTTCTAATATTACTGGCGTTCCAATTACTGGTAATATTTCTGTTAGTAATGTTACAGTTGGTGGTAATTTATATGTTAGTGGTACAGCAACTGTAGTAGGTAATGTAGTGTTTAGTGGTGGTACATTTGCTCTGGCTAAGTCTGCTGCTGTATCTGTACATGCTACTGCTATTGATGGTGTTACTTCTGTATCACTTAATTTTGGTAGCGCACAAAACTTTAGAACGACAGTAACTGCTGCACATACTTTGGCGAGACCAACTAATGCTAGAGTAGGACAAGTGGGTAGTATTTTCTTTGTTCAATCTGGAGGATCAGGTGCAATTTCTTATAACGCATGTTGGAAGTTTCCAGCCGCTTCAGCACCAACATTTGCTACTTCTGCGGGGGCAGTGAGTAGATTGGATTACATTGTAGTATCTATTTCTACTGACAACACTGGAGAAAACATTCAGGCTATAATGACGCAGGAGTATGCATAATGTTTGGTAATATGTTAATGGGTGCTGCTGGAGCTAGTCTTGCTGGCGGCGGCGGTTACTCAATCGGTAATAGCATGGTGCTAGATGATGGGAGCAGTCAGAATTTAAAGCGAACACCTTCGTCAGCGGCGTCTAAACGCATTGGGACTTTTTCAATGTGGGTCAAACGTGGAGTTTTGGGAACAAACCAGATGTTGTTTACCAATGAACGTGATGACAGTGCGGGAACACAAGGGGTGCTTGAGTTTCAAACAGATGACCAACTTCGGTGGAAAACAGAAAGTACTATTGGCGCTAATATTATGGTTCGGGAAACAACTCAAGTGTTTCGTGATCCCCACGCTTGGTATCACATCATGGTAACGTGGAACTCGAATAAGACTGATGACACTTGTGCATCCGTCTGGGTAAATGGCGAACAGGTTACTGACTTTGTTACAAAAACTAATTTCAGTTCAGCGCAAGACCTTGGGTGGCCCTCGACTACAAAGCCAATGACTGTTGGGGCGGCGTATAATGGGGCAAATTACTCTGATGTTTATCTAAGCGAGTTTGTGTACCTAGACGGGACGGCTTCTTCAAACGCTACTGACTTCGGCGAATACGACATCAACGGCGTTTGGCAACCGATAGAACTCGATACAGCAACACTTTTTCCGAATCCAACGATTACCGATAACTCAGTCAACTTTGATGGCACTAACGATTATCTGACTAGAGGTGGTGCATTAACTGGGTTATCTGATGGAGATGCGGGTAGCACGTCTTTTTGGTTTAAATTCAATGGCGGTAACGGCAGTGATGTTTCTATTTTTACGGATAATGCTGGACATGTTCATATTAGAAGAGGCAGTGATAATAAAATTAGAATGCTGATGCATACCAGTGGTGCATCAGAGTTGGTTGATATTCAAACATCCGACACATATACAGCTGACGGCACTTGGCATCATTGCATGGCAAGCTGGAATACAACGTCTGATACTCAACATTTATATATTGACGGTGTAGATAAACTTTCTGTCAATAATTCGGCTACTGGAACCATTGATTATACCCAAACAGATTATGCTGTTGGCGCTCGAACTAGCGGTACAAATAAAATAAATTCTGACTTAGCAGAATTTTATTTTACTAACGAATACCTTGATCTTTCTCAAGCATCTAATCGCCTTAAATTTCTGACAGCAACCGGCGCACCAGCAAGCCTTGGTAGCGATGGTTCAACGCCTACAGGCACAGCAGCGGTAGTTTATTTGTCCGGGGCCACTTCTACTTGGCACACCAACGATGGAACAGGCGGCGGTTTTACTGAAAATGGTGCGCTAACCGATGGATCAACAATTCAAGGTGTTTATGGTCGTAATAGTTTCTACTTAGATGCGTCCGCTAGTGACCATCTTGGACGTGATGCAGTTACTAAAGACAACGCTGACGCAACGGTAACTTATATTGGGTCCAATAATGATACATCTAACGCAACGACTTACACGTTTTCATCTGAGCCTATTGGTACAGCAGCAGCTAACAGAAAAGTTGTTGTAATAACGACTACTAGCGGTTCGCCGACTCAAGGGTTTTCGTCAGTAACTATTAACGGTTCGTCCATGACGAAGTTGTTGCAGGTTAATAATACGGATAATGAAGTTTCTCTTGGTATTTTTGAACTTGAGTATTCATCTGGAACTACCGCTGATATTGTTGTTACAGCTTCTCGTAGCACAAACCGAATGGGTATTGATGTCTACAATATAAATGGTGCGGGAAGTTATTTTGATTCTGTTACCGCATCTTTTGCTGCTGGCGGGACTAACCCATCAGTGTTGACACACGCAGTCCCGGAGGGGGGCGTATCGATTGCAGCGATTGCTACAGAAAACGCATCATCAACCTATACTTGGACAAACCTAACCGAAGACAATGATGAAGGAGTTGAACTGGCCCTTACTCGAAGCACCGCTTCTGGGGCGCAGTCTTCGTTCCAGTCTGCTTTAGCAGTTACGGTTAGTCGTACAAGTCCGGGAACATCTAAAGGTGCAGCGTTTGCAATATCGTGGGGCAAGGGAAACGACCTTAAAGATATTAATTCACCCACGCAGACTACTGATACCTGTACTGATAATCACGCTACTTGGTCTCTTCTTTTAAGTAATGCAGGTAAAGTTACTTTATCTGAAGGTAACATGCGGGCAGCTACTTCAACATCGGCAGGAAATGTTGGTTTAATTGTAAGTGGATTTGAATTACCAACATCAGGTAAATATTATTGGGAATGGGTAACAAATACGGTAGGTGTTACTCCTGCACTTGGGTGGAGAACTATTGAAAATTTAAATCCTAATGGTCATAGTTTAACTGGTAATAATCAGGCAGAATTTATTACAGGAAATGACTATAATATTGGTGATGGTAGGATTTTAAGTTCTACTATAAACGGCAGTACCTCACTATCACAAGCACCATACGGTAACTTTTTAACAGTTAGTGGTGGTAATCCACTACAAAATGGAGATGTACTAGGATGTGCTTATGATGCAGATAATGGGCTTGCTTGGTTTAGTTATAATAATACCTGGGTTGATGGGGATGGCACGGATAGTTCTGCAACAGTTAAGAGTGAGATAGAAGCTGGAACTTCAGGCAGTCAAGCGTTTACAACAGCAAATGGTGCAGTTGGTAATGCTGGTTTATGTATTATATCGGCGTGTAAATCAGTATCTTCGGGTAACTTTACACTACGAACAAGATCAGAACAGTGGACAGGCACTTGTCCTACTGGCTTTACTGCTGTAAGTACAAAAAATCAAGCAGCGGCAATAACCTATGATATCGAAGACGGCACGGCGCATTTTCAGGCAACGGCTTATACTGGGAATGGATCAAGCATTGAGGTCAATCAATCTGGCAACAGTACATTCCAAACTGATTTTGCTTGGATAAAAAACAGAGTCAACGCTGGTGGTTACCGACATGAACTTTTTGACGCAGTCCGTGGTGTTCAGAAATACTTGCAATCCTCATCCTCAGATGCAGAGGGAACGGATTCCACCACGCTAACATCTTTTGATAGTGATGGATACAGCTACGGTTCGGGCATTTGGGGAAATAGTAGTGGAGAAGCTACTATAGCGTGGCAATGGAAAGGCAACGGCACTAGCGGCAGCAGCAACACTGACGGCAGCATCACCAGCACTGTTAATGCTAATGATGCAGCGGGGTTTTCTGTTGTAAAATACACCTCTACAAATGGTGGTGGTGCAGGAACAGTAGGGCATGGGCAGACAGGAGCCTTGGACCTAATCTTGGTTAAAAACTTAGATAGCACCGACAATTGGGCAGTTTATCATTCCAGCAATACATCTTCTCCTGAGACTGATTATCTTATACTAAACCTCACAAATGCGACAGCGGACAGCAACACGTTCTGGAACGATACCGCACCAACCTCAACAGTGTTTAGCGTAGGAACGTCTGGTGCGGTCAACGACCAAGGGGCAGCAACTAACCATATCGCCTACTGCTTCCGCAGCATACCGGGGTATTCGGCTTTTGGAAGCTACGAAGCTAACGCCTCGCTGAACGGACCCTTGATTTTAACGGATTTCAAGCCTGCCTTTTTTATGTGTAAGTCTATTGACGCCGTTGGAGATTGGTTGATTTTTGATGCGGCGAGAGAGCCTTATAACGAAATGCAGGCCACGCTTTCGGCGAATACCAGTGGGGCTGAAAATACCTCCACTACTGTTTCGGATATCGACTTTTTGAGCAACGGGGTAAAGCTCAGAGAGGATAACATCGACCTCAATAATACTGGGACGTACATCTACGCCGCATTTGCCGAATACCCATTCGCCGGGTCCAGCCCTGCTACTGCACGATAGGAGAAAAAAATGTGGAAGTATGATGGAAAAAGAATTAGAGAAGGTCAGCCCTGGAGAGATAATGATGGTGTTCAACATCCAGGTAACTGGAATAGAGTTTGGTCGGCGCAAGAAAAACAAAACAGAGGTTTAGTTGAAGTAATTTATCAACCTCTTCCAAATAGTAAATTTTATAATGCAACACATAATGCTGATGGTTCTGTAAATAAAGTTGCTAAAGATGTTGATGCCGTAAAAGAAAGATTAATTAATGAAATTAAAACTTCACAAGGTTCTTTATTGTCCCAAAGCGATTGGTATATTATTCGTTCTATGGATAACAATACTAGTATTCCTAATAATGTCAAAACTTGGAGAGATGCTATACGGATTAACGCTGACGAAAAAGAAACAGAAATAAATGCAGCTACTACTATTGAAGAACTAGAAGTTATATCTATTCATGATTGGCCGGAACTTGTAGAAGAAGAAGTAGTTGTAGAAGAAGAAGAAGTAGTTGTAGAAGA